TGAGGCTTGATTTCCATTTATTGACTGTGGGTGCTGTTGCCAGATCGATTTGCCTTATGATATCAGCTCTGATCTCACAGAATTGTGCAACAGAACTTTGGGCATACATTTCTGATGCCAGGTCCCAGAGCCCACCAACTGGATCATTAGATTGGACATCATGGATAGGGCCTCGGTGGCTTAGACCATTGACTTTGAGAACCTTTTCTTGGAGATTAGTGCAGAATTCCCATGCATCGTCCTTTGGGAAGATTCCTTTTGCCTTGAATTCTTTAAGGAATCGTTTCCGATCAGGGGTGCTGAAGTCAGCTGAGTGGGTGGTGATCATTTGTGTTTTGGTTGGAATGTACAATTCATGGGATCCTAGTTCCAGGTGTGTTGGACCATGGTCAAGGTCAACAATCTCTGAAATTGGGTATGGGGGCACTGCAACATTCTGATCATGATCTAGGCCCAGTATTCCCTGCTTGAGCTTTTGTGCTTTTGTTGTATATTCTTGGCCTTTAGGGAAAGGATCCATATCAATAGCTTCCGATACTGATTCTGCAATGAGAGCGTGGTAGGACATCTCGCTGAGTTCCTGGATAGTGCGTTGAGAGAATGAGTGCAGTTTATCTGAGATCTTATAATGAAGCTCAAGGTCTGGTACCAAGTTGACATAATCCGGGAGCCCGTAATAAGCAGTATGTTCCACCGCTAGTGAATTCATGATTGCTAGAGCGAAACTTGATGACACTCGCCTTATGTCGTGTAGGGTAAATATAGCGCCTAGGTCATATTTGCTGATGGCTATCATTCGGCGTGATTTTAACGGTTTCTTCCATATACCACTTGTTGATGTGATGTCAATCCTTATCTTGTCGCTAGGGAGACTAGGTGCTGATGCTACTATATCATCATGTTCGACTTCCATATTTAAAGAGTGGATATCACCCCCCAATTCTAGTGCATAAGCTAGTACTGCACTGACCATTTGGTGTAGGTCATGGCTACCAGTTGCACAGCCTATTCCTTCACCAGCTACAGCTGAGAACAATTCAGCCAAGGCATCATCGCTTTGGGAAATATCCATAGCAAGAAGGACATCTTTGTGGAGTTTATATGAATGCGAGCCAATATTGTGTTCAGATCCATCAGTCATACATGCAAAGACCAGGCCTCCCTTTGGTCTGCTGTTCGATCGGGTATCAATGTCAATCAGCTCAGACATTTCTGACAGAGTTGTCTGACTGGATATGCTTTGGGCAGCATCAGAGTTTCGACGCCCTGTTCCAGAGAACGTGTCAAAATGGGCTTCGTCGGGGAAGTCAGCATCTTCACATAAAAGATCCGATAATAGGGCTTTCCACTTTAGGCATCGTCTCAATCTGTAGGGATCACGTGACGTGTATTTGGTGAGTTTGAGATGCGAGACACGGATGCTAGCATCCATCAAGGTGGGTGGGCGGGGAGGACTGAGGCCTGGCCGCAGAGTGGTGGATGTCCGGCATTCTGGTTGATATGGTTCTACCTTGATTCCATCGCCCTGATCTTTAGAACCAATGTTGTCAAGCCCAAACTCTTCAGCCATCCTTCCGACATTGCTTGTAATTTCTTCATGGTCAAGGTTGAAAGCCTCCGTATCCAGACCTGAGTGAGTGAGCCCACCGAGGTTCGCTAGGACGGCATCCACATCAACTTCGGACATCATACGTCTTATATACACATGTGAGTCCAGTACTGCATCTGGTGAACCATCTGGCCCGAAGTCCTCGTCGAAGATCTCGAGATCATCATCCTGAAATCCAAGCTCACGGAAAGCTTGGTGAATCAGTGTGATTGACAATTGATATTCGGATGGAGTGTTGATGATCAGTGATCCGAGAACAAGAGGTT